GGCTCCAGCAGTTCCAGGGCGAAGGGGACCCCACCCTGGTAGTCGTAACCGGAGACGCGGCCTTTCAGCATCTGCGCCATGGCCTCACCGTCACGCAACCAGGTGCGACAAACAAGGCGCTCGACTTGCGGCCGGCTCAGCTCCCCGGAGGCCTCCGGCTTTAGCGACCATTCCGCCCACGCGGCTTTGATCGCTGCTGCGAAGTCGACGTGCACCGCGCCGGCGTGATCCAGCGGCAGCGGCTCCACCCCGATGCCAGGACCACCCACCACACGCTCCTCCAGGCGATCCAGCAGACCGATCACCAGGTCATGGTCTTCGTCCAGCTTGCGGCACTGGGCGCGCATCGAGAGCGCATCTTTCTGCAGCGAGGCATCGGCGCTGCGGGTTTGCCCCTTGGCCTTGTGGGTGCGGGTGATATCGGCCGCCTCATAGGCCTGGATGACATGCTGCGCACCGAGGCGCTTGGCGACCAAGCCCGGAAACAGCGGCCTGAGCATCCGGTCAATCACATTCAACGCATGTCAGCCAAGGCAAAGCCCTGGCTCCCCCGCGCGCTTCTGAGACGGCTTTCCCACTCCTTGCGGCCAGCGATGATTTTGGACAGATCCTCCATCGTCACGCGGCGCCCACCCAGCGTTACATCTTTGCCCGCGAGCACATCAATTTCGGCCTGCAGGTACAGGTCGACCATCCGTTGAAGGTCTACAGCCATGGCCTCACTCCTATGCCCAGGAAGCCGCCCCCGTCGGGCTGCTCGGGCGTCACTGTTTCGGTTGATTCATCCACCGGCGCGGCCGGCGTCTCGTTCGTCTCGGCGACCTGCTCAGGCACCGGCGGCACCTCCCATACGCCGGTCGCCGGGCAGCGCTCAGCCGCCAAGGCATCGAGGTCAAGGCCGAACTTGTCTTGCGTTATGCGTAACGCGGCCAGGGCATACACAAAGCAGTCGAGCGCTTCGTTACGCCGCTTGCTGGCATCCCAGCGCAGCACGCGCCGGCCCTTGGCCATGACCCATTTTTTGGTCTCGCTGGTCAGCTGCTTGAGTTCGTCCTGATCACAGATCGAATCATCGGCCGGGAAGTGGACCAGGCCGGGCACGGGGCGATTGCCGTCCTGCTGCAGCTTGAGGCGGTTGTAAATGACCTCCTTGGCGTTGTCGGTGCCGACCTCGGTCAGGTAGACGCGTGACTTTTTGTCCTTCTTGCGCGGGAAGTTGGCGATTGGCTTGCCGTAGGTGCTAGCCCCGAAAATCGGGATCACCCAATGCACACCATGCAGGCGGCTCTGGGCGCGCACCGTCTCCGAGTGGTGGCCGCCGGAGTCCCAGCACCACCGCGTGACGCCCAGCTTGGAACCGTCGGCGCCGGTGAATTGCCGATGCAGCTCTAGCCCGACCTGGCGCAACAGCTCGGCACTGGCCGGGTCGCCGTAGAGCACCCGGCGATACACCAGCCACGCCTCCTCGCCAGCACCCCAGGCCCAGACCCGCAGCTCGTAGCGGTCGTCCTGGGTGTCGATACCGCCGGTCAGCACCACCGCACGCGGTGGCACCGGCGCCAGGTACACCTCGCGACGCTGGTACAGCAGTTCCCAGTCGACTTTCTCGGTCTGGTCTTCCTCCCATACCTCGCCGAGGGTGGTGTTAACGAAGGTCTTGAGCTTGCCCCGGTCTTTGCCGATCTTGACGAAGTCGGTGGCGATATCCACCCAGGTGGTGAACGTCGAATAGCCTGTCCACACACTGAAAGTCACCGAGCGCGGGGTAGCAGTCAGCGCACCCTCGGTGTCGAACCACTCCATGCTGTCGCGCGTCCAGATGCCCGAACGCTCGCAAACCCAGCGGCCGGTCTCCTCGGACGCCGCGACCATTTCGTGATACTCGAAGGTTCCGCCCTGGCATTGCGGGCACAGATACCAAGCTGCCTCGACCTCATGGCGGTCATTGAGTCGCCACTTGACGCCAAACGGCGAATCCTTGCCACCCCACTGCAACACCAGCTCGTTGCCGCAGCACGGCGCCTTGATGTTGAACCGCAGGTCGTGCGGCGACTCGATGGCGGCACGGGTGATCTGGCATATCTCGGCCTCGGTCGGCGTTGACCCCCTGATCGACTTCTTGAAGGTGGCACCCTCTAGGCGCTTGTCGCCCAGGAACGTCGGCGCGCCCTCGCCCTCGATATCCTCGTCAAACTTAGACAGCTCGTCATAAATGACGGTGTCCGGGCTTTTCTCGCGGTAGTTGCGCGCCGCCTTTCCACCCAGGCACCACAGCATTTTGCGGTTGGCAAAACACTTGGCCTCCAGGGTGTTGTCGCGGTGCTTCATGCCGTACCAGGGCGCCAGGTCGCGCACCACTGGTACGTCGCGAATCATGCCCTCAATGTGGCGCTTCATGACGCCCTCGGCGTCACCCTCGGTCGGGCAATACATCAGCACGTTGCGCTTTTTGTGCTGGATCAGGTAGCCAATAAATGCCATCAGCATCTTGGTGTAACCGAGACGGGCCGACTTCACGAAGTTGACTTCGCGAATCAGGTCATTGCCCATCGCATTGAGAATGGCCACCTGAAACGGCGCGGTGGTCCAACGTCCCTCCTGGTAGGAGGACTCCGACGACAAGTAAAAGTGTTTATCGGCCCACTCCACGACGGTCATGGGCGGCTCTTTGTACAACGCCGATAGCCCGACCTCGATAGCGTCGGCCAACGGCTTCAGCCATGGCGGGTCAGCCTCCGTCGTCATCCATGGCGGAAATGAACTCATTCAGAATCTCCGGCAAACGCTCGTTAAGCTTCGCCGTTTCGTTACGCGTAACGGCCACCTCGCGTTGCACCGCTTCAAGGTGGCGAGGCTCGATATCGGGGTGCTTGCGCTTGACCTTGGTGTGCACGGTGTCCAGGGTCGAGCCGATCAAACTGGTGATCCGGCTCAGGGCAAACGTGACGAATTCGACGGGCACCAAGTTGCGGCGCTTGACCTCGTTGCGCATGGCCTGGGCATCTGCTTGCTCCTTGGTCAGGCGCAGACGCTCGACAGCGGTCTTGTACTCAATGAGCGGATCTTTGTCGGCCTCGCCGAGTTGCTGCTTGCCGCTCTGATGCTGCAGGCGATTTTCGAGCACCGTTTTTACGTCGTAGAACGCTTCGCGGCCGATCCGCTGGACCGGCTGGACGTCCCACTTATCAAAGGCCTGCACCGAAATCCCGAGGCTTTCGGCCATGCGTTTTTTGTTCAGCCAAAACGGCTGTCGGGTAATCGTTGGATTTGTCATGGACTAAACAACAACCAACCTCCGAATTTGGGTCATACATAGCGAAACGGCGGGGCCCGAATTACCCCCTACCGCCGGTGGGTCCGGGAGGACCCATGAGCCGGGGGTGGGGCCTGCCGGCCGCCCGAGGGGTGGCGGGGGCCTGCCGCGCCGCGCGCGACCTTACTTCGCGGTCAGGATCGCTTCGCGCAGGGCATCAGCCAGCTCGGCCTGTCCGTGCGCCTTGGCGATGTTCTCGCCGATCTTGAAGAACGGCAGAATGACGCGGTAATGCGGTGCGCCCTTGGTGTAGAGGAACACCGGTGCCACCTGTTTGCGCGGCTTGCGCTCCCACACGCCGGTGTCGTCGCCGAGCGTGCCAACGAAGTAGCGCTCGGCATTGCCCTTACGCTTACTGCGCTTGCTGTCAGTAGCATTAGCCTGATGGCCGCGTTTGCCCTCGGCAGCGCCAAGGCCCGACAGGATGCGGGTCATGGTGCCGCGCGAGACGTTGCCGTACTGATTGAGCAGCTCGGAGTTGGGTACCGCGAACTGCCCGGCCTTCATTAGTCCTTGCGCGATCAGCGAGCGCTCGAAGCGTTTGTGCGGCCGTGGGCCGCCTTGCACCGCCTGCTGAAGGTAGGTGTCGGCAGGCACGCCCGTGGTCCACGCATCCTTAAACCAGACTCGCGCCCCACGGCTTCTGGTCGCCGCTTGGGCGAACAGGCTGCGCATGGTGGTAGGTGTGGGCCGATCCAGACGCTTACCCATGACCTCGGCAATACCAGGCTTGATGTGATCCTTGGCCAAACGGGTCTGCGCGAGCAACAAGGCGAAAGGGATCTGCTTTCGCTGAATGTCTGAGACTTCGCGAGCCACGGCGACACTGTCGATATCAAGTTTCAGGTCAATCATGCAGCCCTCGGATTACTTTTCCGTCTGAATTCCAGCGCGCTTGGCTAGGAATTGGGTATACAGCCCGCCTGCGACATCTGCGCCAATCACAGCGATAACAATTCCCAGACCTGCGGCGAGATAGAGGTTGTTCCAGATCGCCATGGCCAGTAGCAGCGTTGCCATACCGAGCAAGCCGGACGCTAGAAACCGCAGAGCCACACGCTGCAGTATTTGCCTCAGGCTTAGGTCAGCACCCGAGGCACGCAGCATCTCTCCGGACAAGCCAGCCATGCTCAGCAGCACCAATAGCCACAGAGGTACATCAGCGAGCGCCTGATGCTCGTTGTTCATCTGCATTCCTTAAAATTAGGGCGGCTCCCACGTCACTGGCATCCGCTGGAAGCGAGGAGCAGGCGTAGGGCCGAAAACGAAAAGCCCCGCTCGATGGCAGGGCCTGAAAATGGGCACAAATAACCCGGCTCATGGCCGGGTTCTGGAAGGCGTCTCGATACGTTCACAGCAATACACGCTGCTATAAAAACAAATTTATTCCGCGCGGAAAAGTGCCATGTTCATATTATGGTTCACCGGGTCGCATCGGGTTTGACCAGCAGAGCCCAGCACACGCCCTATCATCATACGTATAACAATACTCGAATGCGAATACAGCTTCTACAAGACATCAAGCGCCCGATTCATGAATGCTGCGTAGCTTGGCATTTGCTGAGCCGCCGAAGCACTATTGAATGTCGCCCCCTGCAACCAATTAACCATATCTTGCGCCGACGTTAAATTATTTAGCGCCACATCCAATTGCGCCTTGGCTGCATTAGGAGAATTGTCATTGCCCGATAAATTTTCTAATTGCTCACAATTCTGGTAAGGATTGTTTTTTGCCGCGCATAGCAACCAAGCTTCAGACTTGGGGCGAGGAATCATTGGAATACCTCGCTCGTAGTTCGCTCGTTTGAAACCCGACTCCACTGACGTGTGCTTTGCCTGCCAAAGATCAAGCCGTGAACTATTAGTACCGTCTGTATCCCGAAATAAAACCGCAACAGACTCGTCTTCCTCCTCCCCCTCAAGCTCTAGAGCAATCTCACCCAGCATCCAAGCATTTACATAAAAATACCCGGTCTCTTGCGCATGCTTCCTCCCTGTTAACATAACCGGTCGATTTCCTTTTCTCGCTTTTGCCCTGGCCACCAGTACTTGCTTGCTATAGTATCTGTAGATAGTAGGCGCCACAGCCAGAGGACTGTAACCCTGCTTCTGATCTATTAGATTATCTACCAGCACAGTCATCGGACCCGGTATAAAATTCGGAGACGAACATACACCCGTCCCAGTGTTACAACAGCCAAGATCAGTAGGCCCCTCCCCACTAAGCACGACTATCATTTTTGCTTGACCTCCATTTCGGCTTGTTGTTCTGATCTCTCAAGCAAATCCACAAAATCTGCAGAAAGCTGTGTTAGGCTAGTGTCGACAAAAGCTTCGCCCGGCCCCATGTACTCCAGCTTCTCCTTCATTCTATCGATACTGAATAACGGTGCAGCTTTCGTCCCCCCTCTTGATGATCGATAAATAAACTGAACGGATTTCTCAGCATCCTCATCATCTAAATAATTCAAAATCAGTGGACTATGCGTTGTAACTACAATCTGTTGAGGCGCCGACTTAAGAATATCTACGAGCGTCTCAACAACCTCAGGATTTATACCATTTTCGATCTCATCAAATAGCACCATATTCCCACCAGAATTGGTCTGAGCAAGTATCGCTAAAATCCTAAGCAAACCATCGTTTATATGTTTTGCCTCAGTCTCAACCCGACGACCACCAAACTCCTCGATTACAAACAGTTGCTTCCATCCAGCTTTTTTTGTATAGCTTTAAAATCCACCACAGATGGATAGAACCTTTTCAAAAGCTCGACCAAGGTCTCTCTTTGCATGCCCTTCATGTTATACAGAAAGGCCGCCAACTTCTCACCACCAGCGCCAATATCTGCGCAAGAATCCCTAGAAGATGACCTCATTAGATGCGGCGACAGAAGCTCAAAGGATCGAATTGAACTAATTTCCTCGCGCAGCGAAAGAAGGTTTTCCGCCAGAATTTCCCGCTTCAAGTGCGACAGCAGTGAGCCTTCAAAATTAAAAGTGATCTTTGATGACTCCACCCCTTTAAGATAGTAACGCCCCTTATGGGACTCAAATATTTTTTCGCCACTCTCAAGATCAACTACCTCCTCTCGAGTGCAGCTCATGGACTGACGATTAAATGCTGCCTTCCACTTTAACCTTTGACCTGTCTCGAGTTGAACAACAACAAAAATTATTATATTACTAGCAGTGGAAAGTTTGGAGTGAAGATCCTGAGCATTCCAGTTTCGTCGTAGGAGCCACGCTTTGACATCACCTTTCATGAGATGCGACGCCAGATCTAGAGCTTGAAGCAAGCTACTCTTTCCAGCACCATTCAGACCTACAAGGCAGGTGAAATTTTCAAAATTTATTTCTAAGTCGACGATAGACTTGAAGTTTCTTACGGTTAGCGAAACTATCATTAGCCTCGTTTCCTTACTTTTACGATATGGGGGAACACCCTCGTGCGCGATATCGATAGCAGCTTGGGTGCAGTGGTAGCTGTTTTGGTCTTAGCCATGGTGGAAGGTGAAAAGCTCCCTTAGGAGGTAAGGCCGTAGTCCAAACGGTGTCCCATACTCTAGCCGAATTATTTTTTTGATGCTAAGGGTGATCACGTGTCCGGGGAATGCCTACCGGCTGACCTTTACTACGGCAGGTGCTGGCCAGCTGGAATGCAAACGTTCAAGCCAGCCCCTCTAAGTAGCACGGTGATTGACAATGCAACAGGGGTTGCATCCGTGGGATAAAGCACCTTACACCGCATCTCGCATAGTGCTCACTGCACAGTCGATCCATGCGGCCCCTGCCCTGGCTAACTCCCTAGCTTTTCCCTCACTGATCCTGAAGTGCTTACCGACCCGCAGCATGGGCCATTTGGCACCGTAGTACAGCCAAATAATGTCGCCCATCTGCAGATCCCGGTGCGCAAGTCTTGCCACAGCGCTGTCGATCGCGAGCGCCCAGTCGTCGGTTATGCAATAGTTCCGACTGACAGATACCTGCGGCACCGCAAGATGCATCAGTGCCAATGTTGGTGAAACGCAAGTAGGAACCCCCGCCCCATCCATTCGCCACCATCCCCACTGCTCCAGCAGATATTCGGTATCCCCCAACGGGCGGCCTGCTGGCTTGCGAATCATCATCATCAATCCCCTGTGTAATTTGTGCCGCCCGCCCCCAGGCGGTTCGATTCTTGGTACTGCTGCTCCGGGCCGACTGCTTTGACCGGTCCTTTCAGCTCTTCAATTTGTCTCTGGGCCTGCTGCAGCTTAAAACTCAACTGGGTCACCAACTCCTCAAGCGGAAGCACCAACCTGGCCCCATCTACAACCCAACCTGAACCATTGCAGTCGGTGCACACCAGCTCATAGAACACCCCCTTCACGACCGCCCTACCCCTGCATATCGGACAATGGACCAAGTCCAGGCGTGGCCGTTTAAAGCCATCCGGAAGGCGATTTTTCACGTTCTGCATTCTCCCCTGTAACTAATTCGTTGATTGGGCTGCGCGCCTTGCGTGGTTTGGCCTGCGGCCCGTTGTGAGGAATTGCGGATTGCACGCCCGTCAACCCGTGAATCGCCGCGAAACCGATCCCATCTAACCATTCGTGCCAATGCTTCAGGGCCTCCCTGCGCAGGCCGCTGCCCTTGGTCTTGATGTAGGTATCCGCAACCTTACCGAGCGAGTGATTGAGCAGCATTTCACCGATAAACCCGTCCACCCCCATGTCGAGCCAGGCGGTACGCGCCACCTTACGCAGGTCATGGCTCGACCATTCGCGGCAGGCCAAGCGACGGAACACCGACGAGGCTTGACTGGCGCTCATGGGCTGCCCTTTTCGGCCCGGAAACAGGTATTTACCGGAGTACCCGCTTTCGAGCTGGGCAGCGCGGTATCGACGCAGCAGTGCGCACACTTGCGGAGTCAGCGGCAACCGGTGCTCGGTGCGCGTCTTGGTGTGTTTGGCCGGAATGAACCACTCGGCGTGCCCAAACGCGAAGTCAGGCCACTCTGCCTTTCGGCTTTCACCCACTCGAGTGCCATGGCAGATCATCAGCAATGCCAGCGTGGCGTCGACCGGCGAGGTGTCGAAGAGTGCCCCCAGCGCGGGAACAACCTCATGCAGATGGTCGGCACGCAGTCGCCCGTCCTTCGGGGAAATCTTGATCTTGATGAAATTCGTGAATTTCATCTCAGCCATGGGATTACTGGGGATGAGTCCGAGCGCACGCGCCGTGCTCACGGCCAGACTCAGCACCCTGAAGATCTGTCGAACATAGGAGGTAGAGCATTTTGCCTGCACTGGCCACATCAGCGATCTGTCCAGGACCGCAGGTGTCAGCCCGAGAATCGGTAGCTCACCGAGACGGGGCTCTAGGTGCTTACCAACCACCGTGCGAACGGTGCTCTTCCACGAATTGGACAGCGAGGCGTCCTTTGCGACCCGCTCTTTGAACCAGGCCAACAGGTCGCTGAATGTAACCAAGCCAGCCAATGCCACCGCCTCGTCCGGACGGCACAGCAAGCGCTGCCGCAGCCCTGGCAGTTCGGCGAAGATGGCCGCCGGGCCATATTCTGGGAAGCGCGCGAGCCGGTTCCACTTACGGCGCACGACCAAAAACCACGTTCCCGCTACCCGGTTCAGGTCAAAGCGAAACCTCAAGCCAGGGTGCCGAGGGTCGCGCAGATCCCGCACGCCTGGGTCGGCAGCCTGGCGCCGGATTTCCGCATCGGACAACTTCACCTCCACCGTTGCACTCATGCCAATACCAGTCCCTCACGCAGAAGCTGCGCCTGGGTGCGCATGACGCCCTCTGCGTGGCACTGCCGGGCGGTTTCACGGTCGACAACCCGGGTTCGGCCGTCACAGGCGTCGTGGCAGGCGCTGCAGGCCCAGGCGCCCTGTAGGTCGTTCGGCTTGATACCCACCCCGCAGGTGCCAGCCATACGGTAGTGCGCCAAGATAGTGGTTTCTGGGTTGCTGTTGCAGACACCTGGCATGCGCACCTGGCATTCTCGGCCGCGCGCAGCCTTGGTCAATTTGGTTTGCCGCATGATGTATCGCCTCCTTGCAAATGGAATAGTCATCGGCCAGCCATGCGCGCTCGCATCGCAGCAAGCGCGGACTGACCGACTTCAGGTGTACGCCGGGTGGCGACTTCGGCAGGCAACGCCAACGGCATCGCTTGCAGTGGCTCACCGGCAACCAGGCGGCGCACGGCGATGGTGTAATTACGCTCGAACAGCTTCGAGCTCAGGTCGGTTGCAAGCTTGTTCAGGTTCTCGAATCCACACTCTTTGGCCGCATGCCACACCGCGTCATGGCTCCACTTGCCGCGCCCCGCCATCGCAGGGTGGGCATTGCGGCAGGATTCGCGAAAGGCCGATTCGAGCGATGGCAGGCCGAGCATTTCGGGTGATGGCTGGCACCACTCGATAAACTTCCCAGGCGCCGGGATGAACTCGCGGCTGGACTGGCGGCAGCGCATTAGGCCGAACTGAAGGCGGTCCGGCGTGTTGATACCGGCCTCAAGGAAAGCGGTGAGCCACTGCTGCTTGGCTGCCTTGTAGGTTGCCTCATCCGGCCAAGCCTGCTTCCAAGCGCTGAAGATGGTTCGAAGATCACGGAACAGGTCGTTTATCACCGCAGCAGTCTTGCGGTTGAGTTCGGCCTTCACATCGTCGGGGATTCGGTGCTCGGCTGGGATGTATCGCCCCGTCTGCACTTTGGCCCACAGGCCATGAGTCACAACAGAAACTTGGTTCACTGGTCATCCCTCCCGTTAATCCACGAGGTGTCGTCATCATCGAAGCTGTTGGGTTGCGAAGCGCTTTGGCGGACACTTGGGATGCGAGCTGTGCGCGCCAGATCAGATTTCACCCAATTGACTAGGGCAGCGAGCCACTGCTTTTCGGTGCGAGCCAAGCCCTTGGCGTCGTGATGAAGTACGAAGCCTGAAACCGCATCAGCGGTGAAGTGATCCAGCGTTAGGCCGGCACGGATTGCATAGGCCTTCAGCTGCTGCTGATTTGGCGCCCACTCCAGCGACATTTCGAACGGCTCGCGTAGAGAGTGAGTAGATTGGTTAATTGACGTATTGGGTGCAGCTGCTGCACCCCGTTCTGCGTTTTCCTGCACCCCGTTCTGCTGTGAGCTGCACCTCGTGCGTTTTCCTTCCCCCCGCTCATAGCGAGGTGCAGCAAATGCACCCCGCTTTAGCTGAAGGTCATAGACCACAGGGCGGCGATCGCGACGGTCGATGTACGCTGCGGCAATGGCCTGGTTGCCCTCCACAATCCAGCCGCCGACCGACAACTCGTCCAGCTTGAGGCGTACTGTGCGCTCGGAGAGGCCGGTGTCTTGGGACAGGGTTCCAGCGGAAGGGAAAGCCCCGCGGCCGTCACTACCGGCATAGTTGGCGAGGCAGAGTAGTACGTGGCGGGCCGCTGGGTTTTCCAGTGAGGCCTTGGGTATCGCTAAGGCCCAGGTCATGGCTTGAACACTCACCACCAGCCTCCTTGCTCAGCCTGACGCGACAGTATCAGGGATACAGGCAAAGCTGACGCGACAGGCCGGGTATTGCCTGTATCGATTGCGGACTGCATAATCGACCTCGTAGTTGTTTCAGAAGACCGCCCTGCCAGGCGGTTTTTTTATGCCTGCAATTCAGGCGTTATGAGTGTCCGGTGCATCCGTGATAGCTTTTTGCTTCCACACAACAAGGTCCAAGGAGACCGGACATGTCAAATCGGACGATTACCCCTTATGAGATGGGGCTGTCGGCAGCTCTTGTGTTGATTGGAAAGGCTTTGGGCTCAACACCCGGACTGGACTTGGAAGGGTTGATAGCTTCTGCAGAACGCCTCCAAGGCGCATTGCCAGCAGAGCCCAAGATGCAAGGCGGTCAAGGTGAGCACCAAGCCGCGCTAAGCTCGCTGTTACAGGGGTTGAACGCCGTTCGCTAACAACGGCAAGGCCGGCGAGGTAGGCGAGCTTTTCGTCTGCACCGCCGTCCATTGGGAATTGTTCATTCATCTGCACTCTCCTACTGGTTAAATTTACAGCTGGTTCAGATCACTACCGGCCGAATGCCGTGTCACGCACAATTCACAAAGGCGGCTTGGCTGGAGCGATGTCAGCCAGGAGTTGCTTGGCCTTAAGAGGGTTGCCGTTGGCCTTGGCGAGTTCGGCAATCCTTTCCGCATAGCAGGTCTCGCCTGTGTAATCAGTGCGGGGAAGGCAGCCAGAGGCCAGCCATTTGTAAACAGCGCGCGGGGTTTTCTCGCAGGCGACTGCCACAGCGCAGACTCCGCCAGCGTCATGGATGGCCTTCTTGAGCGCCTTCATGAGGCCTCCGGGTGAAATATGAACTGTAAGTACATATTATGTCGGAACTGAAAGTACATGCAAGCGCGTGCGATATTGAACTCATGGTTCATATCGAAGAAATACGGGCAGCCTTCGCGGCGCGCCTAAAGCAAGCGCTCGCTGCTAACGACATCCCTGCATGGGGTGCAGGTGCGCGCCTCGCCTCAATAGCCAGCGTCACTCCGAAGGCGGCTAGCAAGTGGCTGAACGGAGAAGCCATGCCTGGCGGCGTGAAGATGCTTGCACTCGCCACAGCCCTGAAGGTTAGGCTCGAATGGCTGGAGTACGGCAAGGGCGAGATGGTCGAGACACGACCAGAGTTCGACGCTAACGTTGAACCGTCTGCGGGTCCGGTTCGTTATTACAAATACCCGGAAATCAGCTGGGTCCAGGCCGGAATGCCCATGGAAGCTATTGAGCTATCGAACGTCGCCTCCTGCGAGGTTCACCCTTCCGACGCCTGGGCGGGTCCAAATGGCTTTTGGCTCAAGGTCAAAGGTCCATCGATGACGTCGCCGAACGGCCTGTCCTTCTCTGAAGGAATGGTCATCCTCGTAGCGCCAGGCTTTGATGTGGAGCATGGGCAATACGTCGTTGCGAAGCTCATTGACTCCAACGAAGCCACTTTTAAGCAATTCATATGGGATTCGGGCAGAGCCTTCTTGAAGCCATTGAACCCGGCATTCCCTACTGTTGAGATGAACGGCGAGTGGTGCCTAGTAGGACGCGTTGTAGACGCTAAATGGCCGCGCTCAGCGCTCTGATCAATCCGTACTCTCAAGCCCGCTTTAGCGGGCTTTTTTTTGCCCAAAGGAAATTTATGTACTCATGGTACTTGAATAATTTGAACCACTGGTACATATTTTACCCGTCGCTGGATCAACACCAGCCAGCAACGAAGGCAGCGATGGACAGGCCTCAACGGTCCAGAGGGGTGGCAACTGCCCCGGGCGTGCAGCGTAAAGCGCCAAGTTCAGTTATCCAGCGGGAGAACAAGCCGAAAGGCCCGCGGCTGGAGGAACAATTAGCAACCACCCCGGCCCGTCGCCAGTAGCGGGGCCGGGGAGATTTCACCCCCTGCCCTTGCAATCAGGGGCAGGCGGGAAATCAACAGGTCTACCTGGCGCCAACCTTCTTCGCAATCTGCTCAATGAGATGCACCTCTTGGGCATTCATTGCAGAAATTGCGCACCCGCAGGAAGCGCATTGGACAAAATAAATAACGTGACCACTGCCGGCCACCTTCGTCTGGGTGGCCAGCTCAAACATCGTCGACTCGCACTTCGGGCACCGGGTCATCAAGGGCATTTTCAATCTCCATTTTTGGCAGGTGAGCTTGAAAGCTAGCACTCAGCCAGCATTCCTCCAGTACAACCCCGAGAGACATCATGGATACGATCACCATCGGCACATGGATTGGCCATCTTGGCCGGGGCTTGGCGCCCCGCGAGCTTGAATGCGTTCTCGATATCGCCCGAGGTTTGACCTCGAAAGAGATCGCCCGCCACTTCGGCATCAGCGAGGGCGGCGTCGAGAAGCGCATCGCTGCGGCAATGTACAAGCTCGACGTGCCCCGCCGCGCCGCCCTGGTCGCCGAGGCGATGCGCCGCCAGATCATCAGCCCGATCTGCATCGCCCTGGCCGCCCTCATCACCATGCACGCGGTGATCGACGACAGCGATCCAATGCGCCGCGACCGCCGCGCGCCGGAGCGCCGCACCGCCCAAGTTCGAATCGTTCGCAAGGCCGAAGCCTTGGAATTCCATGCCTGACCAACAAGGACCACCCCATGAACGCAGCAATCCGTAATAGCCGTGTGCAATACGCCCAGGTTCAGCAGCTCGCCGAAGCCGCCGCTGAAGAATTCCGCAGTAACTCCCGTTTCTTTGTCCAGCAGGGTGACAACAAGAGCTGGGCAATCGTCGGCGCCGACGATAACCGTCTGTATGGCGTGCGCCGTCGACATGTCGACGCGGTGACCTACGCCGAAAGCATGGAGCGCGCGGTTAACGCAAAGTCGGTTCCGGTGCTGAAGGTCAGTCCGCCTGACGACGCGCGCACCCGCTGGGCGGCACTGTGGGCACTGGTGCTGATCGTGATGGCCGGAGCGTTCTCGTCATGAGTCGCGGGGTGAACAAGGTCATCCTGCTCGGCACCTGCGGCCAGGACCCGGAAGTGCGATACCTGCCCAACGGCAATGCCGTCACCAACCTCAGCCTGGCCACCAGCGAGCAGTGGACGGACAGGCGCTCGGGCGAGAAGCTCGAGCGCACCGAGTGGCACCGGGTATCGCTGTTCGGGAAGGTCGCCGAGATCGCCGGCGAGTACCTGCGCAAGGGCTCCCAGTGCTACATCGAAGGCAAGCTGCAGACCCGCGAGTGGGAAAAGGACGGCATCAAGCGCTACACCACGGAAATCGTCGTCGACATCAACGGCACGATGCAACTGCTAGGCGGCAGACCTCAGGGTCAGCAGCCTGGGCAAGTTCCGGATCGGCAGCCACGGCAACAGCGCCCGTCGCGCCCACAGCAGAACCAGCAAGCGGCTCCTCCCGATAACGACAGCTTCGACGACGACATACCATTCGCGCCCCTCCACCACCTGGCCGGTGCGTAGCCATGAGACGCCGGCAGCTGGTCCACCCCACCGCGTACTACCTCGGCCGGGCCTGCCGCGACAACGGCCAGTCACGCTATGCCCAGGCATACGGCTGGATGAGCGTGGACTGCGGCTGGTGGCTTGCCGGCTGGCATGACCGTGACATGGAGCTTTCCGCTTGAAACGCATCACCGCAGCGTTCACCACAGCCTGCGCCCGCAGCAAATCAATCTGCCTCTTCGCTGCAAGAGTGCTTAGGTATGAGCTAGCTCCTCTAATTGCGCCAAGAACCCTGGTGACGATGCATATCCGGATTCGATTAGATAATCTTCACGATCCTCTTGCGGAATTCTTTTGGCAATAAGGACATGTATAAAGAAATGTAAGCTGGCACCCTTGTCAATTTCAAACCCAGTATCGCTACCGTGATCAGTATAAACCTGCTCAATTCTTTTCAGCACAAGATTTTCGTATTCATCAAGAGAAGCCTTGAGTTCAGGGATACTATTAATGCCAAGATCAATTAGGCGCCGAATGAATTTCGAATCTATTGTTCCAATATCTGTCAAGCGACCCCCCAGCCTTGCGACTAGCAAGCTATCAAGCTTTGTTATCAGCGGGTCATGACTTACAAAGTTTTCAATTGTGATTTTATCCAGAGGAAGTGGATCGGCATCGCTCTTGGATGCGGAAGACACTGAATTTTCTATCTTCTCAGTTACTTCTTTAGAATAAGCAGCCAGTTCATTTCTAATATCTATAAACTCTCGATCAGCTATCTCCAAAAGCCCTGCCAGCCGAGAGAAACGTCTGCGTATGTGCCTGGGGATCTCAGCCTCAGATTTATACCCTGTATCGTGTTCAATCTCCGCCCAGCTATGCTGCAGTATTGACCGTATTTGAATCTCGGCTTTCAACCCTGCGTAGGAATGGTTTTCTCGGAGAGATGCGCGCTCCTCATTCAACGAGACAACATAATGCAGGGAAAGATATCCAAACTTGTCAGGATCCATAGCGACACGCTTATCGATAGAGTTTTTTGAGTCAACCAAAAACTCCGCCTCAATCACTTTTGCAACTCTGTCTACATCATCTTCATAATGTGTAATTAGCCGGACGCCAGCGAGGTCGGTTATCTCTTCAAGCTGCTGATAGGACCTTTTTTTTGCTACTTTACCTTTTAAGCTAGCTATGGTTTTGCAACGATGATTGATTGAATGAACCTGTATACCTTCTAGACGCAGGAGCTGAGTTACAAGCGCACTAACGGCACTTGAAAATGACTCATAAACATCATGGTCATTTTCATATTTTTTCAAAATAGCATCAGACATTTTCTCGCCTCTGAAAGTGCTCTTAAATTGTAAATGACCTCTCTAGCGCTATTCTAAACCAAATTGCCACCATGCCGCATCCGGCCATGGAGGGCGGCGCATGCATGGAGAAAGCCATGAAGGTCGAGATCTCGACAGTCACTGAGCTGCTGATCACCGAGGTGCACGGCCTCGACCCAATCAGCGTCTACTTGGAAGAAAAAGCGTCCAGCAAAGCGAAGATAACCGTCCGCTGCTTCGACGAGACCTGGCACGCCCAGTCGGATGGCAAGTGGGATGGCCTGACAGTGGGCCAGTTCCTCTGGCAACATCGTCGAGCTCGGCCATTAGGTAAACCAGGAAGCCTGAAAATTCCACATTCAAGTGCAATATAACTTTCGGACTGGCCAGGGTCGCATACGCGTTTAAGCAACCCCGTCCCGATCAACTCAGACAGAGCCGCACAAGGGAAACCACAAGATAAGTTGGCGGTAATACAGGAGCGGTCATTAGCCGCTCCTTTACTTCACAAAATTCTCAGCTCAAGCCCTAGAGCGTGAGTGAAGCCCAGTTGCCTCGACCTCTTCAGCAAGCTGTCGTAAAATCTTAACAAGCCCTGCCCTTTCAATTTCGTCGCTTAGCACCGAACGCTCAAGATCTACCCTTTCAAGCGAGCCACCCGAAGCGAGCGTGAACAGAACCTTGAAGTTCTCTAACATTTCGGATTGTATTTTCACTAACTCTGTTAGCCGGCTTCTCCCCATCCGTTCAAGTCTACCTTGGGACGGCCTAGCCGGGGCATCAACAGCCGCAAGCCAAGTTAGAATAGCCTCATCATCAGAATCCGAATATTTCGAAAATTTTTCTACAGCGAGATGCACCAGCTGATCGTACACTTTAAGTTTTAAGTGGCGGGCCAAGTACTTGCTAGCATGAGATTCGTAGATATGCTCTATATCACCAATAAGTACCGCTTCAATATTCAACGCAAGTCGATCGGCCGCCACCTTTATATCATCGACATACTTCTGACTTGCCACTTCAGCGAACTTACTAAACTGGCTCTGATACCAATCCGCAACGCTATCCGCACTCTTGTACACTCGCGGAGAGGATTTTTTTTCCGCTTCTTTATGCTTGGAACCAAGCATACCTAGCTTCGCCTGAAGAGACCCAGGAAAAATGTCCGACGCCTTGCGGGCATGTTTGAAGTCGGAATTAGTTAACTCCCGAACTTCGCCATTTTCATCAATCATCGGATTTTTACTGGTTCTCATACTTTTTCACCTCGCGCGGATTGGCCTTTCTGAAGCTAATGACCCGAATGCCTGTCTCTGTCTCAGTGAAACAGATAACGTGCAACCGCTTGCCGAGAAAGCCAACCGCTACCCATCGGACCTCACCGTAGTCACGCCGTTCATCCTGCCACGCAAGCGCTGTAGCGAAGACAAAGTGACGAGCGTCCTCGAAGTCAACACCGTGCTTCACTAGGGTCGACTCACGCTTCGCAGGATCGTATTCCAATTCCATCTGGTTAAATATTACTCAAAAGACGTGGAGGTGGCTAGAAAACGCACAGCCACTGATCATGAAAAATAGCATCATATTGCCACTCGCCACATGAATGCTAGGTAATACGCTCCCTCACGTCATAGCCCGTCCATCTGTTGATGCCAAGACATCGCGCCCGCCCCCTGCCACAAGGAGCAGGTCAATTATTGTGCTCTGATGCTCAACGGCCTGAATGGCGGGTCATAGACCACGATGCGCTCGAATTTTTCCCTAACCAACCGCCTCACGTCCTGGCGTCGTAGTCGAGAGCCCGACCCTCACAGGCCAGATGCGCCCACGCCTCAGCCAGACCGGGCAAGCCGCGGCTCGAAACGGCCCTCTGCTCGCTGATGCCCCAGACCGGCACTACACGGTTGCCGACGACCACATAACTGGTCGACGAACGGCAGTCGGCGAGTTTGCGCACCTGTGGGCCAGCATCAACGGCGCCACAACTGGTACGAAAACCCCTGCGGCTGGGTCGTCGAGTTCAAGAGGAACGAGCCCCATACCCAAATAGTTCAGCTTCGCGCCCCCCTCACTGCTCCAGCAGCCATGGGCGCAGCTCCCTGTATCCAGAGGCCAGGATTCGATGAGCCCAATTCGACAGCGAGAAGCGCAATTCCGACAGCAAACACAAGCGCTATCCCTCGCTAAAAGAATCCGTTTCAACAATCGCCCGTTTTACGCACTAGCCGGTCGCAGGAGCGGCCAAGGACGAAATCATGCCCGAAGAAAAGCAAATGATTCAGCCGCTGCAAATCAAGCGCGACGAATGCGGCTTCTGGACCCACCCGGCCTGGCCGGACGACGGCGACGAATGCGCCCTGCCGTTCAGCTGGTTCGATGACCATGGCCTGGAGTACCGCGTCGTCGAGATGGAGAACGATGCACCCGAAGGGATGATGGAAGCCTGGATGGACGATGGCGACTACGACTGCACGCCTTGGCAGCCGAGCAAACCAGCCGGTGATGGCTGGTTCACCTTTTCTATCCACGACACCGAGGACGGCCCTGTATGCGCATGGGTTCGCCACAAGGTGGCGGCATGACCCGGCTCGCCATCTGCCTCCTGCTCATCGATGTGCAGCACGACAGCCAGCTGCAGGCAGGCAATGAGCGCCGGCTCTCCCTGCACGAAACACAACCCGAACCTACACCCGCACTGGCGCCTGGGCGCTGGATTGATGAGAGGTATCAGCTGTGAAGGCACTTTCAATTCGTCAGCCCTGGGCCTGGCTGATCATCAGCGGTGGCAAGGACATCGAGAATCGAACCTGGCACACGAAGTTCCGGGGCAGATTCTTGGTACACGCCGCGACCGGCATGACCCGTCGTGAGTTCCTCTCGGCCTTTGATTTCATGGCCCGTCAGGGGATCAAGCCGCCCTTCCCGGTCCCGCCTGACAACCTGTTGCGAGGCGGGATAATCGGCTCAGTCGAGCTTATCGACAGCGTCGATCACAGCGAATCCCCCTGGTATATGGGTGAGAAAGGACTCGTGCTGCGCGATCCAAAGCCGCTCCCGTTTGTTCCGATAAAGGGGCGCCTCGGATTCTTTGATGTTCCCGACGAGGTGCTGGTATGACCGATCTGATCGAAGTGAAGACGGCAGACCTAGGCGGTGAGGCGCTGGGATGGACAGTCGGCAAGGCGGAAGGGATGGACGTACTCCTCGCCCCGCCCATCTACGGAAACCCGTGGCGGGTGTTCGTCCGCTACACCGGCGAGGTCACAATTCGCGATGTCCGCTACAACCCGTGGGAGGACTGGGCGATTGGCGGGCAGTTGATCCAGAAGTACCGCGTCGGCTTCGGCCTCTATTCGGATTCGTTCTTTGCCGTCACCGGGCTGGATGACATCCCGGGCGATGCGGACGGATCGACTCACCTAATAGCCGCATGCCGTGCCGTCGTCACCGCCAAACTCGGCGCTACCGTACAGGTGCCGAAGGAGCTGATGCCGTGAGCGCCGCAGCCAAAGTGCTCGACCCTTGCAGCGCCAGCCGCATGATGTGGTTCGACAAGCAAGACCAACGCGCCCTGTTCGGTGACATCCGCGACGAGGAGCACCTGCTATGCGACGGCCGGGTGCTGAAGGACCCGATGTGCTGATGGACTTCCGTAGCCTACCCTTCGAGGCCTCCACCTTCCGCCTGGTCGTGTTCGATCCGCCGCACCTACCCCAGGCCGGCGTCGATAGCTGGATGCGCGCCAAGTACGGACTGCTGACCAGCGACTGGCGAGAGGATATCCGCCAGGGCTTCGCCGAGTGCTTCCGCGTGCTGGAGCCCGAGGGAATCCTGATCTTCAAGTGGAACGAAACCCAGGTGCTGGTGAGCGAGCTGTTGGCCCTCACCGATGAGAAGCCCCTGTTTGGCCACAAGTCCGGCAACCGCGAAAAGACGCACTGGATCACCTTCATGAAACGCCCAGCAGCCTAACCCCTACCCCTTCAAATCAAGCCCGCCGACATGCGCGGGCGAGGATTCCCTATGTCCGCAACAGAACGATTCCACCACACCGCGAACGACTGCCTGGAGCGCCTGGCGGCCGATCTCTGGCCGGAAGCCAAGCTGGCTCTGGTCATCTATACCCCTGAAAAGCCTGAGCTAGACATCGTGCTCAAGGACAGCGGCCTCAACGTAGACGAGGTCGTGAGCACCCTGCGCCGCCGCGGTGGCCTGGGCCTGGATGGCGAGAACATCTACAAGCGCCTGCTCTGCGACGCGATCATCGGGGCCATGGCTTGCGGCAAGCAAAACAGCAACCCGCGGCCTGCTGATCACTGGGGTCAGGAGTTTTGGAATATCGGCCGGGCCGAGGGAGCGATGCAGGAAGAACTGGTTCAGGCCCTCCGCCTGGCTCGCAAAGAACTGGACGCCTGCCAACGGGTGATCCACTACGCCGGCGGCTTCGATCCAGCTTACGTCGACGATGCCCAGGCGGCGCTCAAGGTCGCCTACGCGGTGCTCGAGAAAATCCCCGCCTGACCACCAACCTGCCGCCACCGGCGGCGTGGAGCCCATCCCATGGAAACCGAGATCCTTTCGGACGAAGAGCTGGCCGACCTTACCGGCTACAAGGCCAGAGGCTGGCAGCGCCGCTGGCTCAATGACCGCGGGTGGCACTTCGTCGAGAGCCGCGGCGGCCGCCCGTTGGTGGGTCGCCAGTACGCCCGCATGAAACTTGGAGTCACCCTCGAAGTGGTGCCCTTGACGCCACCGCCGCCCCCAAACGTTCCCGCGTGGACGCCCGATGTATCGAAGGTAAGGTGATATGCGCCCCAGGAAGACAGAAAATAGGGATCTACCACCGGGCATGTACCGGCGCAAGCGCACCAGCAAGAGCAAGAAGAACCCGGGCAAGGAATGGATCAGCTATTTCTACCTGGACAAGTCAGGTAAGCCAATACCGCTGGGTACCGACTTGAGCTTAGCCCGGCTGAAATGGGCGGAGCTGGAGGCGAAGGAAAAACCGAAGGACCTGGTGACCATGGGTGCGATCTTCGACCGGTACGAGCGCGACATCATCCCGAAGAAGGCGCCGCGCACCCAGAAAGACAACCTGGCCGAGATTCGCCAGTTGCGGACGTACTTCGAGAAAGCGCCCATCGAAGGCGTCACGCCGGCGCAGGTTGCCCAATACCGAGACGCCCGAAGCGCAAAGGTCAGGGCCAACCGGGAGATCGCAACCCTCTCCCACGTCTTCAACATCGCTCGGGAATGGGGGCTGACAAGCCGAGAGAACCCGTGCCAGGGCGTGCGCAAGAACAAGGAAGTACCCCGCGACTTCTACGCGAACGATGCAATCTGGAAGGCCGTCTACGCAAAAGCGGTTGATGAACTGAAGGTTGCCATGGACTTGGCGTATTTGACGGGCCAGCGTCCGGCAGACGTGCTGGTGATGAGGCGGGACGACATCGAGGATAAGGCCCTCGGCGTGAAACAAAAGAAGACCCACAAGAAGCTGCGCATCATGCTTGAAGTGGATGGTGTGGAGAGCGGGCTGGGCAAGCTGATCAAGAAGATTCTGGAGCGCAACTCTAGTCACGGCTCCCCGTACCTCATCCTGACCGATGCAGGCAAACGGGTCACGGCTGCGATGCTTCGCCATCGCTGGGACGATGCGAGGGAGGACGCAGTGAAGGAAGCAGTTGCCGCCGGTGACCAGGTCCTGGCCGGCCGTATCAGCCAATTCCAGTTCCGCGACATTCGCCCTAAAGCGGCCTCGGAAATCACCGATGTCGACCACGCCAGCCTGCTACTCGGCCATACCAAGGGGGACATTACCGAGCGGGTGTATCGTCGAGTTGGAGCCTTGGCGAAACCCACCAAATAAGGAAAGTATTGTCAGCGCTGGCAAAATAAACCCTTCCCAAGGGCGTTCCCGCAGGTCGTTTTTCTATGCCTCAAAAACGCAAAAAGCCCTGAATAATCAGGGCTTTGAATATGGCGGAAGCGTAGAGATTCGAACTCTAGGATAGTTGCCCATCGACGGTTTTCAAGACCGTTGCCTTAAACCACTCGGCCACGCTTCCAGCTCGTTTTGCGGCCGCCATAATACCGTAATGAAACACGCTGTCAAACTCTCTGTGTCGCGGGTTGCAGGAGCTCTGATAGACTCCTAGCATCTGAACGTCTGAAACCACAGGTTTTACCAAGGAGTGTCGCCATGCGCGAACAGGATTACGCCGTCCACCACGGCCAGCAGGTCGAGCAGCAGGAGATCAGCAAGGTCCTGCGCAACACGTACAGCCTGCTGGCG